CACCAAGAAAACCATATCCTGGTTATGTTGTAAAGCCAGGTGCTGGCGATACATGGATGATTCTGGATTACTGTATACTTTACTTAGTTGGAGGTGAAGAATTTGGTGAGAAACCTGAAATATGTAGAGATAACATCTACAATAAATCAGAGGCTGATAGAATAGCACTTAGATTGAATATAGAATGGTGGGATGAATTGAGTAATATTATGGAACAATTATCTCAAGATAGAGGTGATCCGAAAGATGTATTCAAAGATGAATCTGATTTTGATGGATTGGAATTTTAATGATGGACGCTAACGTTTCTTCCATAGTATATAATACTCAACCATACGAACACCAAATAGATGCGTTAAATCGTGCTTGGCTTAAGTCAGCCTTCGCTTATTTCTTAGAGATGGGAACTGGTAAATCCAAAATAATTATTGACGAAATTATTAATCTTGTTGAGAAACAAGAGATAAATTGTGCTATTATTTTAGCACCTAATAACGTTCACATAAATTGGAAAGGAGAGTTTCTCAAGCACTGGCCTAACTATAACAAGATAGCTATTCAAATATGGAGATCAGGACTAAGTGAAATAGCCAAAGGTAAATTTGAAAACGAAACCAGAACTATTATCAATTCTAATAAAACACTCATATTTCTAATGAATATTGAAGCATTATCTACCAAAAGCGGTCAAGAATATCTCAAGCGTATTCTTCTGGCCAGGAGAATGTCGTATATTGCTATTGATGAAAGTCATAAAATTAAAAATCCAGCCGCTATAAGAACGAAAGCCGCCATATGGTTAGGCGGATTGGCCAAGTATAAACGACTAGCAACTGGAACTGAAGCTGAGGAAGGATTAGAAAATCTATTCTCACAATTCCGATTTCTCAATCCTAATATTGTTGGCTCTCGATCATATACTGCTTTTAAATCTATGTATTGTATAATGGGAGGCTATGAGAATAGAGAGATTAAAGGATATCAAAATGAAGAAATGCTAGCAGCTAAGATAGCACCATATATTTATTCTAAGCGCAAGAAAGATTGTTTGGATCTGCCGGATAAAGTATATGTAACACATGAAATTGGACTAACTGCCGAACAACATAGAATATGTACTCAACTTGAAGAAGAATTGATATATGAACTAAGTAATGGTCAAATTGTAGATGCTACTCTAGCCTTAACAAGAATGGTTAGAATACAACAAGTATTATGCGGTCATATAAATGCTCCACCTAACGAGAGTGAGTCTACTCGTTACGCTGAAATTATACCTTCGCATAGGGCGGATTATGTTGCTGAATTAATAGAAAATGCTAATAGTAAAGTCATAGTATTTTGTCGATTCATCAAAGACGTAGAACTAATTATTTCAGCGTGCGCCAAACGTGACCTATCGGGTATAGGTATTAGCTCCCTCGTGGAAGGAAGCCGCAGACTAGATGAAATAAATAGATGGAGGCGCGATCCATCTCTCAAAGTATTAGCAATAACCACTTCTACTGGCGGCACTGGACTTACACTCAATGAAGCTAAAACTACCATATTCTACAGCAATAGTTGGTCATCTACTGATAGAATACAGGCTGAGGATCGTAACCATCGTATCGGCCAGGAGAGTAAAGTGACTTATCATGATATTATTGTAAGGAACAAGATTGATCATAGGTTGTTACTTGCGTTAAAGAATAAACAAACCAGCGCAAATTGGTTCCGCAGTATTGTTGATATACAAAGATTCATGACAGAGAACATAAGCGAGTAACGTAAAAGAGATTAGACTTACTCTTTAGTCGGCTTTATTATTATAACCGTCCTTTTTTCTGCGCCTGTGATCTAAGCCCCAGAAGAAAGGCAATCAGATGAGTCAAAGCGATGTTGTAAATTGAGCGCGCGGGATCATCCCCGCGCGAAGTTCGTTGCGCAACATTTGCTGCTGAGAAAAAGGGCAGTTGCATTCTGCCCTTTTTTCATTTGTTCTTCTTATCCATGTTGTGCGTAACCTCTGACATTCTATTAGCTGTTTCGCTATTAGCATCAGAAGCACGCTGACTTAGATGCTGTCTAACACTTGGTGGCTTATACAATTTCCTACTGTCCAATAATCCCTTCATATCAGGAACCAAAGTAGCTGTTCTCAATACAAAAGGTTTAGAGCGCAAGAAGTCTTGCATAACTCTATCACCTTCAAATCTAGAATCGTTAAGCATTACAAAAGGCTCTGGCTTATCGTTTTGATCAGACATGCTTATTACTCCTAGATGATTAGACCGCCACGAGTTATTTGGGATGGTTGGTCTCCTGGAACAGTTGTATCAGCAGCACCATTTAAGTTAATGACACCATAAACATCAACCGCGCAATGTCTCCCTCTTGCTGTTCCGCTATATGTTGCACTCCAAGCTTGAACACCGCCTTGCATAGTAGCCATATAAAATCCTATACTATAATTAGGATTGTTTTGAATGGTTATAGTATTGCGGACAAGCGTTAAATTGGAAGACCAATCAGCCATAGCAAATGCTCTACCACCGCCATATATTGTAAGTTTAGTTGTTGCAGCTTGCCAAGGCCAAAGAACACCACCCAACCCTGAACGTATACCGGCCCAAGTGCAAATACCAATAGCTATCTGATCAAAGAGTACAGCAGCACTTTGTTGAGCACTAATACCAAGACCCCAAGTGTCATAATCAACAGCATCTTGTCCTGCTGCTTCTATTGATATTCCTTGAACATAAAGCAATGCTCCATAAGCGAGACTTATAGTTGCCCCATTGATATTCTTAAGCAAATAGCTTCTTGGATTAGCAACATCACCATTTAAAATAATTGCTCCTGCATTTGATACAGCCATATAAACAGTGCCGTATGTGCCAGGAGCAAGTTGAATTGTTATAGTTTGATATGCTTGCTCAACATGCGCTGCAATCCAATAGATAGCGTGTTGAATAGTTCTAAATGGATTGGCTTGTTCACCAGTCCCAGTAGTATCGTTACCATTAGTAATATCAACATAAAATGTAGTTGGACCCAATAAAAGAATACGCAACTTACCTTCAATAGCTCTAAGCAATTGAGTTAAGTCATCTGGATCAGGAACCATACCAACAGACGATATTACATTGGCTACCTGACCATATAGCCAATTGTCCTTATCATCACTCCATTGATTGATACTGTTAAATTGTTCAACAGTTGGTGGAGCCTGTCCAATATAAGCCCATCCAGCGTCAGCTTGTGCAACAGTAGGATCATCAGTCAAACCCTGTGTAGCCCAACTTTCTCCGAAACGATCAAACCATGTAGGCATTATTGTTTACTCCTGGCGTATGGGTTATAGGTCTGCCGATGCGGTGAACCACGTATCGAATGCGGCGATGCCGCTCGCCGTTGATAGCGACAGTGCACGGAAACCGCCTGGGTCAATCGTGTCAGCGGATGGCGCGGTGCAGTTCGTTGGCGCAGTGATCTGTGATTGCGTCGCAACGGTTGGCGTCGCACGCATCCGCACCGCGAGGTTGACGCTCGATGCCAAATACGTGCTGGCAACAGCAGCACTTATGATCGCGTGTGTGCCGATGCCTGCCTGATAGAACCTTTGACAATTCGCTAAATCAATTCTTGGGTCTAACTTTTCTAGTGGCGTCATAGTAGAGCCAATTTCTAATTGGATGCCCCATAGCCAAATGGTGCTGCTCTGCACGCCAATGTTTCCTGAATTGGCACTATTGGTGGAGCCTGCTGAATACCAGAATCTTAGATTAGTAGCATCATCTCCGTTCGATCCTAGTGTCTTACCGACTATGCTTGGAATAGAAAACGTTAATGAAAATCTCTGCCATGCAGTCGATAACGTGACAGCTTGACCAGCAACTTGCACGACAGCGGATGGTGATCCACCAGAGCCAAACCATTGCACAATGTTGACACCGAGCTTAGGAGTACCAGAAAGGGCGCAAGACCAAAAGGATACAGTAACTGTTTTACCTGCTAGTCGTCGTATGTTTTCAATCGGCTGCTGGACAGCTGTGAAGTTTGCCCCAGCGGTGCCTGTAAATACGTTACGAAAACAGTAAGTTGCCGCTTCATCACCTATTGCTGTACGATCACTGTCAATAATTGACATGACTTGGAATGATGCAGTATCGCCGGAAGCAATCATCTGCCAACGGTCTGATGTATAAACACCGCTTGTTGTCCAAGGACCTACACCGCGCTGCGCGACATTAAACATCCCATTATGAATTAAGTTACGACCGACATTATTTAAAGCTGGTGCTACACTGCTAACTTGACCAGCAACGCTAGTCCATTTAGTGCCATCCCATTGAACGGCAGCGCCATTAGGTTCTATAACTTGTTGGCCTATAGTTGGACTATTAGGAAAATCAAACATTGTCTAACTCCTATAGGTCTGCTGTTGCTGTAAAATTACGATTGAGAATAAATCCACCAGTTGCTGTCGGAACCCCACCAAGCCACATGCCACTATTGCCAGCTACTGCATTATAGGTAGGACTTGATACATTCACATCAGACATAGTTATAAGAACAAATGTTGGAGGTGCCCGCATAGTAGCAGGGAAAGAAACCATTCCTGCAACAGTGCTTCCTATTAATCCATATGAAGCAGTAACACCCTGTAATACCTGATAAAACCTTTGACAGTGACGCAAGTCATCTTCATATGGAATTTTTTCTAGTTGCGTAGCTACAGAGCCAATTTCTAATTGAACGCCCCACAATTGAAGGGTGCCAGACTGTGTGCCAGGAGAACCTGGACTTGAAAGAATATGGGTCAAACTAACATAGCTATCGCCATTTGTGCCAAGTGTCTTGCCAGAAACACTGGGCAATGCTGTTGGTCCAATAACATACCGAGTCCATGCTGTGCTAAGTGGTGCCGTCAAACCTAGGCTAGTGATAACGGTTGCGGATGGTGAGCCACCAGTTCCAAAGTATTGCTCATATTGTATAAGCAAACGTGGAGTGCCAGATGTTACACGCGCCCAGAATGATAGAACAACAGTCTTGCCTGCACTACGTCTTACATTTTCTACCTTCTGCGCATAACCAGAATAAGCACCACCAGTTGCGCTACCAGTAAACGTTATGCTTAAAGCATTAGCGGCAGCATCATCGCCAATTGCTGTTCTATCAGCATCAGATAGCGTTATTATGTTAGTGCTAATTGTATCTATATTAGCATAGACAAACCAACGATCAGATGTGTAACTAGTAGTATTAAAGGGTCCAGTTCCACGTTGATTAACATTGAACATACTATTATGAACTAAGTTGCGCCCAACATTACCAGCTAATTGTGAAGAGCCAATATCAGACCATTGGCCATTTCTCCTGGCGTAATAGTTGCTGTTAGATGGGGCCTCGCCGACACTTGCCGGAATAGCAACAGCAGGAACCCATTGGCTAGAGTTACCATCGTTATAATAGACAAACAACTGACAGCTAACACTATCCCACCAAGACGCGCCAAGAGTAGGGCTACTTGGTGGCGTATCACCAGTATAACAGTATGGCGCTGTAGGCGTCTGGCCAGCAACCCATTTAACGCCATCCCATTTCCTTACTGTGCCATCAGGCATAGTAACGATTTGGTTGGTAGTTGGTGTATTCGGAAAATCAAAAGCCATTAGAGGCTCTCCGTTTTTGGAGTAACAGGATTAACATAATCCTCAACGCTAATCTGTTTCTCTTGTATATCACCATACTCTTTATTAGCAGGGTCAGTTGGAACGAACATAGTTATTGGTCCTGAATGATTTCCAAGTGTCTCACCTTCATCAAGTTCAACTTGAATAACTGTTTGATCCGGATTGCTGTAAAATAAACGCATAGTCTACCTCCTGATCTTTGGTTTACGTTGCGTTGCTGTTGTTCTAACAACAGCCCAATTATCTTCAACACGCAAGTTACTAGTTGAGTATTTGCGTATCTCTGTATCCATCCAAGAGCTAGCATCATCTAAACCACTAACCAATAGACCAGCGTTCTGTGCTTGCATCAATGCTGCTCTATGATTACTTGGATACGTTAGATCACCAACTGGTTGAGCAAATACGTTCAAGTTATCCGCTTGTGTCCACTTCTCAGGATATACCATTTTGTTTCCTGCCATCATTTGCTGCCAGGAGGTATGCTTCTTGCCATATACATAAGCATTAATGTTATGTGCTTTAGGAGTAGTTCTTGAAACTCCCCAAGTTAATCCGTCAACAGTATCAATTAGAATCATTGTTTCACCGTCAATCGTAACACTTTCTCCTGGCGCGAAGGTATCCTTGTATTGAAGCTTAATAGTATCATCAGTTGTTGTCATAGCTACAGCAAGAGCAGAAGCATTATTATAACGAATATGATAAGGGGATGGGTAAGCTCTTGCGTATCCACTTGATGAACTTGCCCTATCTACAAGGTTCTTGATAAGCCATTCAGCAACAATACGCCAATCTTCAAAGCCAGCAGATACCATCCAAGCTAGAGTCAAACCAGTATAGTTTGATTGCCAGACATGGGAACCTGTATTGGCAGGGTCTTTGGTTGATGACTGACCAGTATCAGGCATATCATGGAATACATAGTTCCAAGGATTGGAAGATGTATCGTTGACATGCTTCATAGCCATTTCTTTATTCTTATCTAGCATAGGAATAAAGTATGACTTAGGCATTAACCAAGATGGAACAATATCAGGAGTAATAAGATATGTTTGTGCTATCGTTCTTAGTGGCCAAGCAAAGTATCTACCTTTATCAGACCAACGGCCACCATTGCCAGGAGCTAGCAATGCTAGATGATTAGTAAGAAATTGTTGCTCTTCTAAATAGTATGGATCACCAGTTAGTAGATACGGAACATAAGTCAAAGATGGATGGTGCCCGGTATCTGTTTTGGTTCGCCTTGTCCAAGAGAAGTAAGGTTGTCCAGTGCTGGCTGAATACATGTTAGCATTAGAATATTCAATTACCCAATTGAATGGCGCTAATGTATTAGGATCACGCACATGCTGTTGAAACGAACCTGAAGCTTCTGCTTGGTTACGGAAGAAACTTTCTGATACTCCTGGCCTTGTCGCATACTGTGCTTGCCAACCAGTAATTAAACCAATACCAGGATAGATACCAGTCTGTCCCTGATCTGCTGGTATGCCACAAGTAGACATAGGCGTATAGTTGCCCATGTTATACAATGGTCCTTTACATAGATTAGTCGCAACAAGAGTAGGGATTAAATTGACGCTCATTAGATCATACATAGTAAAGCGAACTGGTCTAACAGATGACTGCCAACGCCAACGAGAAAACCAATAATGTTCTGGAACACTTATAAAATCAGCTGTTCCATCTCTCTTAGTAATGGTTACTTGATATCCTGGCATATCGCTTATTGGCGTATACCAAGGATTACCATATTCAAATATCCATTCTTCCCTACTACTGTTTTCATCTGGTCTATAGAAGACAGTAAAATTGGGAAGTGTAGGACTAGTGCAAAGATAACATCGTTGAATGAAGTCGCCTTGTGGATCAACAAATGAATCAAGTTGATATTGTGGATAGAATAAATGAGTCGTTCCATCACTCGCAATTAGAGTTGCGCTAACAGTAGCGGCAATATCGGCAACTAGATCAATAGAGAATGATTGAACTATCATGGTGCAGTTACCGTAATGGCATATCCGCCAGGAGCAAGACTAACTGTTCCAACGACTAAGTAACAAGGAACATAACCACTATTTGTTAGAGCAAACTTACTAGCGTCTGGGCCGTCTAATTCTAATTGCTCTGTATAAGAATCATCAGAATGAGTAACAACTGTAACTTCTGCTAATTGCATTCCAGCATTTTCAGTTGGCACTTGAACTGAAACACCTTCTGCTGAACCATTTAACAATACTTGCATTACATCTGAACCCATGAGTTCAACCGTAAATGTATAAGTCATCTTTGGAGGCTTTGCCATTGTATCTACTCCTGGTGGGTTATGTAAGTGAAGCACGTCATAGGTCTGCTGTTGCGTCAATGAAGCCACCACCGCTTACGGAGCCAGTCACATAAACTGCTGTCCAAGCAGCATTGGTGTTTCCGCTTCCTGTAGTAAAATGCATCCATGCTCCATTGATACTGCCACCTGCCGATATACTGGTTACAGCTATTCCAGCTACCGCAAACGAACTGTTGCCGGATGTCGTTATTGTTGCTGAACTGCGTTTGGTTACCTTGAATGGAACTGCAACAAAATATGCAGTAGGCGGATTGAAGTCAGATTGTGTTGTGCCAATACCCAAACCTTCGCTTGGTGCTAATACCCGTCGTTCAAAGAAACGTTGACAATGCCTCAAATCATCAGCGTATTCGATCTTTTCTAATGGTGTAGCTACAGAACCAATTTCTAATTGGACTCCCCATAATACAAATGTCGCAGTTTGCACACCTATACCTCCTGCTATCACATTGGTATTTGCACCAGCAGAGAGGAACAAACCTAGTCTAGTATAGCTATCCCCATTTGTTCCAAACGTTTTACCTGCAATACTTGGTAATACAATAGTTACACTATATCGTGTTGATGTAGTTGATAATGTTATTGGCGTAGCATTGATGTCAACAAGTGCTGATGGCGATCCACCAGTGCCGAAAAATTGTCGCAGCCCAATTCCTATTTTTGGAGTTCCTGAAGTCGCATAAGCCCATAGAGAGATAGTAACAGTTTTACCAGCCAATCGTCTTACATCCTCAATAGGTTGCGATACCAAAGTAAAGGCTGTTGCCCCGGCATTGCCGGTAACATTGGCAGCCAACAAGTTAGCCATCGCTTCATCGCCGCTCTGTGCTCGCTGCGAATCGCCAGCAGAAGTCTGAGTGACAGTTGTCGTATCAAGAGCTAGATCAAGACGCCAACGGTCCAACGTATAACCAGTAACAGTCCAGTTACCTGCGCCTCTTTGCGCTACATTGAACATACTATTATGAATTAGATTTCTTCCAACATTGCCAGTCGTTACTGGAACAGCATTCCATGTTCCTGCTCGCCTACCATAAGTCTGGCCATCAGTAGGAGCGTCGCTGTTCAATGCCCCCATACCAGCATTCGTAGCATTGACCCATTGAGTTGATGTGCCGTCATTATACCAAAGATAAAGTTGAGTGCCTATACTATCCCACCACAAAGCATTAGCTGTTGGTGCTACTGGCGCAGTATCCGATACAACAATCGTTGCAGCGCCAGCAGTAACAGCAGTATCTACATATTGCTTAGTAGCTACACCTAGTGGAACAGTTGGATTAGCAGCAACAGTAACAGGTTGTTTAAATGCTATGCTTGTTGAGTTAATATCTACAACAGAGTTACCGCCAAACAAAAGCGATAGCATCCGTGAGGTTCTATTGTAGCTAAATGCATCTGTGCTATCTGCTGATAGTCCATACAAGTTGCTAGATACTGTAATGGACATAGCAAAGTCAGCAACTAATGCTGCTCTACCAACTCTAACTGAATTAAAGAGTGGAGCATTAGACCAAGCATTGTTACTTTGTGGTGTAGTCGCGCCACCACGAGAATAAAACCATCCATCCTTAGCAGCTTCAGGTATAGTGCCAGAAGCAGAGAAAGCAATATTGTCTACATACTGTTTAGTTGCAGCTTGAAGATTAGCAACAGGATCAGCATCAAGGGTAATCTTGCCAGTCATAATGCCGCCAGCTATCGGCAAGTATGGCCAGTTAGGAGTTCTTACATCTTGTAATTGAGTTATCTCAGTGCGCGCTATTTGAAAGTTATCACGAACACTTTGCGTTGTAGGCGTTCCATAGATAGGCTTAGAGGAATCAATTTGCGAAGCCATCAGCCAGGTATTCCTTTCTGATCCCAAATACTATTACCATCATCCCATACTGAATCACCACGGTCCCAAAGGGATATAGTAACAGTGATTGGTGGTATATTTGATCCAGGCTTTCTAGCCAGTATGCCTATTCCAAAGCCATAGTATATACGTTGATTTTTGAAACCAAATGTATAGTCAGCATTAACATAGTAAGGCCAAAGCTTAACACCAGCAGCTTTAGGAATCATGTAATCTAGTAGCTGTGATCTAGGATCACTCTCCATTATAAAATCATTTATGTATACGCGTGCGTTGGCATTACCCCAATCATCAACTCTTGTTCTAGTTACATGCAATGAATTGTTAAAGGCATAGATCAATTCTTCTGCTGTTCCATGTCCATTGTTCAAAGCTATCTTAAGATACAACAATGTTCTATATTCAATATCACCAAGTATAGTTGCCTGTGAATAAGGCTCCCTCTTGCGTCGCATCCTAGCTTGGCCAAAACCGCGACCAGCTATTTGACTAGCAAATCCAAAGAACGGAATATAAATAGCATTGTCTACTCTGCGACTAATGCCGACAATAGAACCTATACCATCTAACTGTTGGCCTTCAGCAGTCTCCAACCAACGTAAAGTGTATAGATCATTTAAAGCTTTATCCAACAAGTTGAGTGGAGGATAAAACGCTTTACAGAAATTCTCAGTATTACTCTTGCCAATATGTTGAGCAAGCCAGTGGCTCCACGCTATTTCAGCGTGATCATGAGGAAACGCCAGTAGGTCTGTAGTATCGCTCATGGTATAGGAGTGCTGTCTATTGTTACAGTAACATGAGTAACATCAAACCGTGAAAGTTCTCTAGCATTGATAGCTATGTTATCTGGTTGATAATCTCCTGGCGCTGGAACAATGTCAGGATCAATTTCCATTGCAACAGTTATATCCATCTTACCAATGCCTGATATGCCAGCATAGATAGGACCATAGAACCTTTGCACGATAACATCTTTACCAATACCAAAAGAATTACCTGTAGCAGTGACTATCGTTTGTATTTGTGGAACTCCATTGTCAGGAAATATCTCTTCATTGTATAGATAAACGTGTATGTTAACCCAAATGTAAACAGGTATTGGACGATTGAAATTTATATCGTGATTGTAGCCAGAGCTATCAGTAACAGTTACCGTTACATCCCCAAAGGTATCAATGCCAGCAGCTTTAGTAAGAAAGATTTGTTTGGCTATTAAATCAGGATCACCACCATAAGCGATGACTTCAATACTATGTGGTGGTCTACCTTCACTGTCAATAACATCTTCTTCATTCTCATAGACTTCAACGTTAGAGATACCTGGCACATTTTGTTGTAGTGTTGCTTTAATACTTTCAAGAGTAGCAGCGCCAAGTCTAAAGACACCGAGGTTATAGCGCAGTCTCAATTCATCATCGGTTTCCTGGCTACGTCCCAAGTAACCAGATACAATATTATTGACGCTATCCCATCCAATGAATGTAGATACAATTTGATTTAACGAATTAACTGATACATCTGCTGGCCCGAAAGTCTCAGCAGTAAAATTGCCAACACAACCAATTATTTCAAGTGTTATATTGGTTGATATCTGAAAGGTAAACGATATGGATTCAATACCATATATTCTAATTTCGTTTGCATCTAGTTCAATATTAAATCCGGACGATAGCAAGGATACATATAAAGCCGCTGCTATATCAATAGGAGCATCGCCAGTAGCACAAGTATATTGATATGTAATAGCATTAACTTGTATCCAATAAACCTCACTTACAACAGCAGTTTGAATAGCAACCTTAACATCAATTGCAGCTTGTCTTGTTATAGTTACATCTTCATCAAGCAAGAAATTATCTTGGGTATTATTATTACGGATGATACTACCAGCAGGAATAGTAATCCCTTCACTTCCATAACAAACGCACCAAGCAGAAGATGCTTGTGCGAATAGACGCCTAACACCAGAGAAACTAACAGCGTGATCCAGGTTAACGCCAGTAGCAGAGATAGGATACATAGCATGATAGACAGCCTCTGCTAGTTCCCACATCGTTGCTTCACGTTCAGCAAACGTATCTATGAATTGACCAGTAATACTATCCGGTCTAGTTTCAAATGTAACGCCAGTAGTGAATTGTAAAGTATCAATGATAGATTGACGTATCTCTGGCATCCTCATTCGAGTGAAACCAGTTGGTAGCACACCATAGGTAGTTGTATTTACAACATCAGACACGAGGTAGAACCTCCAACTTTACGGATTGTTCTATTGGTCCTAAATCAGTTTCACAAGTAAATTGAACACCAAGTGTTCTTGCCTTACGATCCCAATCAACAACAAGACTATCAATAGCGATAACATTAGGGATACTATTAATGTGGTTTCGCAGAATGGTTTCAACCACGGCCATCCTTGGATTCTTGATAAGAATATCTTCAAGGTATGGAACGCCATAGGTTATATCCAAGAACCATTCCCCAAGAAACGACAACAGATTTATCTTAATCTGTTGAGCAACTTTGTCTGCTCCATCTATATTCCAAATTGAATACTTAGGAACTTGTGGTGGCGCAGGATTAACAACAGGCGTAGGTGTTGCTGTTGTCCATACAATATCATGAGTTACTCTTGATAATGCTATGTCAAAGTTAGGCATTATATTGGCTTTCCTGTATTACCAGGTCCAGGCTGCACACCAATATGATTATGCATTTCTAGAACATAACTATTCGCTGGTGTTTGCACTGCAACAGTAGAAGCGTGCATAGTCATAGCGCCACCAGCATCTATATTAATGTATCCGCTGTTAGATGGATTTTGCATTCGCAAGTAATTAGCTTTGATGATTATACCTCCATCACTTTGAATAACTATAGTTGCCTGATCATTTCCCAATGTTATATTGTTATCTGGATCAATGACAAGATTAGACTTATTGAATTTCAATACAACATTCTTATCATGTCCAACAGTGTCTTTTTGATTAAGACCAGGATGTGCTACACAATCAGAAAGATCAAATTGTCTTGGGTCTTTAGGCGCAGCTTCATTACCACTTAGCCAGCCTTCCAACGAACGTTGTTGAAAGGAAAGCATCACTCCATCTCCTGGCTGTAGCGGCATAGTGAATGAAGCTTTACCACTACCAGTTGTTGGCCATACAACAGGAACCTCTACAATCTTAGGAGCATCTAAAGTATCGTCGCTGGACAAGGCTTTAGGAAAGGACGGCGCGACTATAGCCCGGTTCCTCGCCGCGTCGTAACTGATTACTTTACCTGGGACGGAAGTATTTAAATCACTGAGTGACGATTCAATCATCAACTGCAATGCTTCAACTAAATCGTTATACATTTTCAAAACTCATCAGTAAATTCATCATCTTCAACGTATCCTGTTTTATGTTCTTCACCCCTCTTGGCTTTACCACCTTTGGTATTTGATTTATCGCCAATAGGCTTCGCAGGATCAATAATTTTAAGTTCTGATTCCCAATCACCATCGTGGGTATCACCTCTATGTTGTATTTGCTCGCAACGAAAGATACCTTTTACATCTCTCGTATCCATCTCAACTCTATCACCAGGATTTACTTGTGGCATTAATAATGTCTTTACTTTCCAGCCATCAAATTCTTTTAATGGATCGCTCTTAGCTTTAGCAGTTTTCTTCTTGGGAGTAGCGTTACCATCTGATTGTTTACGTTCCCGTTCTGGTGATCCTACTAGACCAGAGTCAGCAGATATAACTATACCTTGTCTAGTAGTGACCATTCGCTTTTCTATAACTTGAACATTGCCATTCTGAATAGACCACTCTTGGCCAGCAGCTTTAGTTACTTTATCCATTAGAGTTCTAGCAGGACCAAAGAATGATAAGCCATTCTCCCAAACAAAGTCTATTAAGTTACTTGGCATAGTCAACGGCAATCCCATTTTCTTCGACACATCAGTAATGACTTGCGACGATTTAATTTTCTTATCATATCCAACTGATATTGCCGTATCGCGTATCTCCTGGCCGCCATCTGCAAGTTCAAATTCTGTAATGATATCTGGCAAATCATATCGTGACCACGCTACTGTTACGTTGCCATTGAAGATTAAAATAGGCCCATCTTGTTCAGCATAACCCGCATAAAGAATACAACGTGTATCTGGTTTTTCACAAAGTTCTCTAGATGACTTCTGCATATTCCATATCTGTATTTTATTGCTATTAGGATTTTTCTTGGCTGTCTTTACAATGTCAAACGTTATCCGCAAATCGGTTATCTCAACACCATTGTTGCCTTGTCCTACCTGCAATCTATATACACGATCAAACAGCAAGTGCTACGTTCCTATATTGTGACCACACACCAGCATCTATTAATTCTTGAACAGTGTAATAGACTAAGTAATACTTACCAGTTAAAAACCCATCTCTTGGAACAGGACCGTTTCTGTAATGAGCAGAGATAACTTCTAATTCTCCTGGCGGCATATCCGCATATCTAAACTGCCAAGTCAAAGGCCAATTCGCGGATATTGATATACCATCAACAACAGTAGCGTAAGCCGAATTACGAACAGCCATACTCCAATAATGACCGGATTCATTCCAATCAAGCACAATGTAGAACAGGATATTATCAAGCACTATCTCTATTGCTTGACTATTCTCATCAGCAATATCAATGATAAACGGCAAATATACTACTCCCGAAAGGATCAACAACAGTTGGTGGTTTCACTGGTGGATTAACTCCGAATGGCCCCTCAAGTCCTGTTCTTTTTCCAAGCTGACCAGCAACACTTATTTCTTTATTGGATGTGCTACCTCCATTTGTAGTTTTCTTTTCAGTCTTACCTGTCTTTCCTTTAGCGCCATCCTGGCCAGAAGCTTTCTCTGGTGGTAGATCAGTTTGCTTTAGCGTTGCCTTTTTAATCTTGCGTAGTGTTGCATTTATCTGAAGCCATTGTCCACCAGTGCTATTGCTATTAGAGCGATCAAGAGTAAGAGTGGTAAAAGCCATTTCTTCATAACGACCAAGACCAGTAACAACAGTAATAGGCTTACGATCTTTATGCATTGTTCTAAGTTGGTCAACAGCATTAATCAATTTAGAATAACACAATGGGCCAAATTCAACTCCGAATGATCCGCCAGAAGAAATAGATTGAGCAATACCAGATAAAGATATTTGAGAAGAGCCAGCAGAGATAGCGCCGGTAATTGTTATCTCTTCTTGGTTCTGAGTAATATGATCACTAATTTCCCCATCGCCTGTTTCGATGGGATACATAGTAACTTTACTTGGTAGATTAATTTGTTCAGATATCAACACATCAAGAAACAACGCTCCAAGTTGGCTTTGTTGGTTTTGAAAGAACATGCTGAACAAACTCACAGATCAACGTTCCTTCTTGTTTGCATTTGTTACAGTTGTAACCATAGTAAGTTTCTCCATGTCTAATACATTCATTGCGTTGCAGCTTCGGTTCTGGGCATGGAGGTTGTGATTTGTTTGGCGATCGCATCAGACGTTGCCTTCCCTATATCAGTCAACTTCTGTTGGATAATATTAGCGACCATCGATTGATCATCTGTTGTAACAGTTATATTATTAGTTGGGCTATGATTAACTGTAACACTTTGATTGCGATTATCTGTTGTAGCTTGAGGTTTAGCCAATGCGCCAGGACCAACGTTAAAAGGATCAGTGGCTTGTGCTCCTGGCGCTGTTGACGAGCTTGGAGCAAAGGAACCTTTACTGAATCCTTTCCACCATTCAAATATATCTAGACGTTGTTTACTAGGATCACTAGCCTCTGGTGAATCTTCATTATACTTTGGTCCCCAGAATGGCCACATAGGATTAGCGTTTTGAGTTTTCTTCTTAGCATCCTCTCGCATTTTATCGGATGTGCCCGGTCCCATAATGGTATCACGGATAGCATCAAACCCACTTTGGAACCAACCTTTACCAGCAATAGCAACTTCAATAGCAGTGCCTATAACAGTAACAGCGCCAACGACTCTTAATGCTGTTAATGCTTTACTTCCAGCAGTAGCGGCAGCACCAGCGCCAGCACCAGCAGCAACTGCCCCTCCAGTAGCGGCAGCTTCAGCAGCACCAGCAGCAACACCACCAGCAGTCAAAGCAGTTTTAGTTGCTTTTAATGCAGTTAGTATTGGAGATAAAATCCAACGCCAACTGACAAAGGCTAATCCTACACCAGCAACAGCTAATCCTAATGCAAGTATTTCAGCACTAGTGCTGCCTAGAAGAATATTGAAATCTTTTAGTGCGTCAGACCACTTACCTTCTATCAAGTCTTGAATAATTCTTGGTCCAGCAAATATATCAAGCTTCTTAAAGTTCTCTGATAACTGATCAAATGGGCCTACCCAAGAACCAATGAGTGAACCTTTACCTTGTATCCAATAAACCAAATCTTGAATAGCAACGCCAACAGCAGCGATAGATGCAGCCGCTAATAACCAAGGCCAATTAGCAGCAAGTGTTGCCGCACCCCATCGTGCTGTCCAAAGAGTTGCTAATGCTAATTGACGAATAAGCCAAGGACCAAGAGTTACAACAAGGGCATAACCTAGTATCTCTATTAGTTGTTTGATTTGTATAACTTCACGATTGAACCATTTAATACTATTAACAATTAAATCAACTAACCATTTGATTGTAGTTCCAAGTAAGACAGATACTCTTGTTGTCTTAAGTAACTCAGCTATTAATGGTGTTATCTGATTACGCGCATAAGTGAATGCGCGACCAATAGTGTAAGGAACCTTTGAAAATCTTTCTTCTAACTCTGCATTGGGTCTAGCCAATGCTTCCATAAATATTTCAGCAGTTATCTTTCCATCTTTAGCAAGTTCTCTTAGTCCATCTTCATTTGTATTGAAGTATTTTTCAAGTATAGTGAGTGCTGTTTGCGATACATTTTGTAGCATCCCTATCATTCTTGGGGATGCTTTGCCCATTACGTCTATACGTTCAATTAGATGGAACATCCTTTCGGTTTGTTCCGATGATGCTTTATCTACCTTAAGTGCTTTGAATACATTCTCTGTAGCTTGAAGTAATTGTTCTTGCGACAACTTCCCTTCACGAGTGTTCTGCAAGAAATCTCTAAAGGTATCAGCTACCTTAGAATATTCAACACCAATTAGATTTGCTATTTCAAGTGTGCGATCCATCGCAGCATTAACATCATCTTGCGGTCTAGCAAGATTAGTTATCTGCGCGCGTATCTTATTTATTTCTTTACCAGTATCTAATAGTCCGTCAATAAACTCATAGATTTTCTCAGCACCAAACGCTAGGCCCATTGCGCTAGCAAAGCCTAACGTCATACTCTTTATTCGTTGAAAGCCAGCCTCATATTGATTGAGTCCAGCCTCATCAACCTTATAGCCAAGCGTTGTTATTAATGTGCGAACAATCGCCATTATACTATTTCACGCACAACAACTACAATTTCTGCGCGTGGATTAAAACCTTGCAAGGGGCGAATTAATTGTGGAGACAATCCGCCTTGAATTAAGTTTTCAAACTCTGGCCTTAACAACGGATCAGTTCTAAGTATATACTCGAAAGCATCAGCAGTTTGCTTAAGACATTCTTCAGGTGACATTCTAAGTTTCCCTCCTGGCGTTGTCCATTTCGCGTTGCTCCATAGCGGAACGCATATCCATTAAAGCATTTAGTTTTAGCAAGTCTATAACATCAACCTCCCCATTTTTAACTTCGCTAATACTGACTAATCCTTCTAGTATTGGTCGCCAGATAAATATTTCCTCAGCAAAATCTTCTCGCAGAACACCTAATGAATCACCGTGTCTTCTTGGACCTGTCCAATAAGGGTTCTGCCTCGCGTAAAAAGGTCAGCGTAATTATACCTCAATACTTCATAGACAATATATACAACATCATATACACCATCTATTGCTAAGTTTAATGCACCTTCATCTAGTCTTGAAGGTTCAGAGTTATCAATAACAACTGAAACAAAATCAGGATTCAATACTTTCTTAACGAGTTCAACCAATGAATCCCCATCTAGACTTTTAGAGATTTGATTGACAGCAGTATTAAGTGCCTCTGAATTAGCTTCAGCATCTCTTGCTTCCATGATAGCTGCCAATGGTGCAAGAAACTTCTTTTGGACTTCGCCTAATACTTTCAAGGAAAGGAATGCATCAAATCTCCTAACATAAAACTTATTACCGTTCTCAAGTTTAAATTCATGACGAGATACCGGCATAAGTTATGCTGCCTGTGAGAATGCATTACCACCAATCATGTATATAGATGGATTACCAGTATGAATAGCCCACGCGCGCGTAGCAACTTCCTTACCAAATTCTGCTGTAGCAGGCTTAACAATCCAAGCAGAAGATGCAGCGAACAAAGTTTCGCCACACAAATCTTGCACAAGTATCGGTCCCATCAAACCACCACAAGTTAAAATGTCAGTGCTAAACATAGTAGAAAGAAAGTCGTTGGAAATAGAAGTTTGCTGTAGAGTAACTGTTACTGTGCAGCGTCTATCAGAATTAACAGCACGAGCAATCTCACCATCTGCTCCTACTTGTGTAGTCACTCCATCGTTCTGCATTTCAATACTTACGAATGTTCCATCAGCATAACCTGTCAATGGAACACCATTGAATACAACCAAAATCTTAGCTGCATTGTAAGTGCGAACAACACCATTAGGCATTCACTGTCTCCCTTATGCTGCAACAGAAGCTACTGGTAGATTTTCGTAAGTCAACGTTCCCTGGATTTGTACAACATGGATTGCGCCAGCTAGCCTAGCAGTAAAGTATACGTCTTGCAGAACTCGTGTAGCCTTTACATTAGGCGGAACTGTAGCTGCAAGAGGAACAGAGATAGTATAACTTGGGATAATGTTACCATCCAAGTCTACTTCAGGAGGGGCAATACCACCACGGAAAACGCCACGATCTAATGATTGCTGAAGCCTAGAACGAATAATAGCAATACCAGGATCAGTATAAGGGATACGATTATCAACTAGTTGCTGAAAGATGTTAACTTTGATTTCATCGCAAAGCCAATCACGAAAACGAATAACATCAATCCATTCTCCACCAGCAGTCTTACCGTTTTGAGTAATAGCGATATTACGGAATGGTTCAAACGTATTACCATTCTTCCCAAATACATTTTGCGCTGTTACTTCAGGAAGGAACAACGAATCAACATTGCTCAAACGTTGATTGGCCCACGTCTCCTGGCCGGGATATTTGGTGAAGCTACGCGCAGCAATAGCAACATCAGGAAACTCTTCAGGTTCTGTATGATACCACCACGCTGTTCTAAAGAGATTGGCTTGCTTCAGCAAATGTCCGACTGATGTAGTATCTGTGCCAGGAGCAGAAGCATTAAGAGGATCAGACAAGACAGTTACGAAAATCTTTTCATGAGACTCTACCCATTGACCAAAAGCAACTGCCCTAGTCTCGTCATGTTTAACGTCACAGATACCATACCAATCTGAACTCTCATCTAGCAATGCTGCCAAATCTGTAGTTACATCAGCAGCATTGTTATCTTTACCAATGAACAGTCTTGGCGGATGTGGAATTTGACTAAAGAATACTTGCGCTGCTAGGTAGAGAGGATCAGTAGCAACAACGCCAAAATCATCAAGCAACTGATCAGGATCGGTAATAATGTTAACAAGGCTGCCATCAGCGGCCGTATACGCTCCAAACAATAGCAAGTCCGAAAAGTTGAGCGAAGTAATACCAGCAGTTTGCAGAGAGATTTGAACATTAACGACACGATCAATATTAGCCATTACTTTTCTCCATCCTCATGGTGTTCAGGGTAGGGTATCCAAATGTCCTCATGGCAAGTTACAGATCCTGTAGCTGCTCCTGTATATTCTCCATCAATGATAACCTCGGCAATAAAGCCAACGTTATCTTTATAGACATCAGTGTAGTAGAAATCAAATTGATATATTGCTCTATCTTCAAATTGAGAGTTATTCAATAATGCTGGCATTCTTTGTAGCATTAAACGATTACCAATAGCAATATCTAATTCAACTTGCTTATCTACAGATAAATTACCAGCCAGCATCATCGCAACTTGGCTAGCAATGCGATCAGAATTAGGACCACAATAAAATTGAAGACTCACGGTCGCTCTGCGCCAGGAGCCCATTTTACGGAAACCATCTAAATCAATATAGCTAGATTCAACTTCAAAGTTAGGTATATCATTATCTGTATAGTCTATCATCACATAAGCTTTATTCATTCTAGGAGCGTTCTGATATGACCAAATAATAGGTAAATTTTGAGCGTTAATTGTATTGATTGTATAGTCTAACAATTCATAAATGCCAGGTATCATGGGGCATTCTCCAATTTATATCCTTCTATAAGTTCACAAGCATAATAGCGCCAATGAGAAACCTGAGTGTTTCTAGAACGACTCAGCATTGTATAATCAGCTTCACCAAACAATAGATAAGCTGAACCATCATAATAGAAGATGTCTCCTGGTGTAGTGCCGCGAAAACCTTCAATCTGTTGATTAACACATTGAAGCCTAGTATCAGTATATATCTTGATAAAGCGCGTTGCTCTCCTACCAAATTCTGTTGCTTCTATTCTTCCCATATCTAGAGAAGATGGCATTTGGACAGTAGCCATTACTGATATCTGTTGGCCAGTATTATCGTCAGGTATATACTGGCCCTCAGACCAATAGCCCATATTTCGCCTAACAACAACAAACGATGTGCGAAAAGAAGTAGTCAATTATTCAGACCCAGTAGAACTGACGATTTCATAACGAATAGACCCCACCATTCTCCCAGTATCTATCAATGGTGAACTTGAACCTTTCCTAGCTATAGTTGCTGGCACATTAGGAACGGCCCATGTCTTAGCTTCCCTGATAACCGTTTGTATTTTTGCTTGATACCACAAACCCATATAACTTAATACTTGATGAACTGTATACTTACCATCAATCATTTGTCCAACAAGCGTCTCAGTATATTTGTAGATAGCATCGCGGTATCTATCGGCAGTCGTTCCCATAAATGGCCTGGCTGGAATGTTCTTAGTTCCATATTCATTATACACACCAATGTCTACTACAGACGTCCCATCTACCTCCTGGCCGCCCATTAATCCCACTTTGACTCCCTTACCATTCAACTCTTTAAAGTCAAGAGCAATGCGTTTCCAGCCCATATCGTGCTCTTCAACTTTAGTAGCTGTTGGTCTAATAAGTGCGCCAAAGCCACCGGCAACTGCAGCTGCTACCATATTGGATACCAAATCCCCATTACTCTCGGCCATATAGCAAGAGTAAATTGAACGCCATTACGACAAGGATCGCCATATCTAGTTGTTATAGTTCCAGCAGCACATCGCATCCAATATCTATTCCAAACATCCCAAGGATTAGATGGTGGTCGTTTGGACATAGTAGCCATACCAGTTTTAGTCATATCAGCATAAGTAACTGCTATGTCACCTTCTTTTTCAGAAATAATTGGCCCTGCTACCGGAATAGTTCCAGCACTTCCTGAAGTAGTTTCATGACGTAATGAAACAAGATAAGCAATGAAATAAGCTTGTGCTATATCTTGTTGGCCAGAAGGAATACACCACGGTCTAGCTTCATCAGATATTATTGACAACTGCGCCATAATATCAGGATCGACGTATTGTGGAGATTGTGGATCAAAGAACTGAGGAAAGAACAATTGCAATAGAGGTTCTACCTCTGGCCAATGTTCTGAATATATTGTTCCGCTCATTTATCCTCCTGGCGTGGAGGTTTATCGTTCGGTGGTCTAGCAGCAAGTAACAAAGCTAATATACCAGCTAACATTTCTGAGAATATTTCTCTAGCGCGTTGAGCAACTTCAGCACAACTCCCTATAGCAATTGTCCCATTCATAATTAGCATTAAGCAACCAATACCACCAACAGTTGCCCAAGCTGCTTCTAATAGAACAACAACACCAAACAAATAGAAACACGCTCGCAGTATATTAAACGGCGAGCGCATTTCTCTTACTCTAATGATCCTTTGTTTAGTTGAGGATACAAATTGTCTCCAATCGAAAGAAACGATAGTATCCTCAATAACAAGGATCATTATATTAGTTTAGCCTCTTGCGAGTGACCAAACCTAGACCAATCAATCCAGTTCCAAGCATAGCCATTGTCATTGGTTCTGGAACAACAGAAGCAGAGACATTACCCGAGACTGTTGCAGTAAAACTTTCAAGAGTAGTTCCAACAATGCTTACTGGTGGGAGCACATTCGTCAAACTAAATGCCGCACCAGCTGGAGCACCAAGAGCACTACCAGAGATAAGATCAGAAGCAAGTGCAAGAAGATCAGGCGGAGAACCAATAGCTAGAACAAGTGCAGACCCTACACCAAGTGCAGCATCAGTAAAAGTTCCAGACAAAAGATTAGTGCCAGTATTGTTAGCCAAAGTATTAATGCTGAAGCTTCCACTATAATGTTGCAATGCTCCAGTTCCAACGGGCACAGCAGCATCGGTGCTAGTTGCACTTATGTCAAGAAATGCTGCGCCAGTAACACCACCAAGATTTTGTGCGACGTTTACTGCAACATCAGTTCCAACAATCGTTGTTGCAGTCTGCGTCCCATTAGCAGTTGCAGTAATAGTGTTAACATCACTAGTTTGTGCAAACTGGATAATAGGAGTAGCATTAGCAGCAAGACTAAATGCTGCGCTAGCAATCAACCCAAGAACAAGTTTAAGCACTACACATTCTCCACTTTGTTGGGATTACCTTTGGGCTGGTCTTTGCTGTCCTGTTCCTTGCGCTCCTTGTTGCGTTGCTTGAGGATGTTGAGGTGCGGGCTGTTGTGTTGGGGCAGGGTTATTTTGAGAAGATGACTGCTGATGCTGCTGGGCATCACGGGCACTGTCTGCTGTGCCATGTTCGCCTCTTGCGCCACTACGCTCTTGAATACCAGATTCTGGGCTAGCATTAGCAATCTCCAAAGTTTTCTTTTCTGATCCTGGTTCAGCAGGCTCATTCATCATATCCATGATGGTTTGATTCTGCATTACATCATCAGTTACCAAAGCCGGCACACCTGGAACAAGAACTGCTCCTTCAACGTTAATCAGTCTTTGTGAGTTATTAACAAGTTCTGGCATTGTCGTAACTCCTTAAGTTGTCCTAGCACCAAGTAGTGCCAAAGGATAATAGATCTGAACACCAGCGCTACGCGCGAGGCAATCAGTAACTATTTCCAAGTTGCGTGCTTCTGGAGGCAACTGAGTAAATGGCATTACATATTCATGCACATAGTTATCAGTAGAAGCCTCAACCATTAGACCCCAATCTTTACCGCTTGGTCCTACGCCTTGCAATTCCCAAATACTGGAAACAGTAAGACCAGGGAAATTAGCTTGGAACATAGCCAATGGAGTAATAGGCAAACCTCCTGGCCCTGTCACAAACTTAGACGTAGCAGCAGTATAAGCCTTGGGTGCCAAGTATAGATTGTCTGGTGTATGGATACCATTGTTAGCAGTATTGTATCCATTATACCAAGCAACCAAATTGGCATAGATCAGATCACCAGTGAGTGTTCCCCAATCACCAGTGTTAGGCAATACTTGCTCTGGCACATTAGGATTATTAAACAATCCATATATACCATAAGTAAGATCACCCATAAGCTTAATGGAATTGATCTTAAGCTCGATGGCGCGCCTAGCCATATCCGCTTTACGCTGGTCAAGCGCAACACCAGTGGCTCTACTGGCGCGCAATTCGTTTACATTGTAACCGTAACTGTCACCAATAGTCTTAACAGTAACGGTTTTCGCAGCACCACGAACATCTACGCGCGGTAGATCATCAGCATAGTTAGCAATAACTTTTGCCATACCAACTGAATCATACATACGAATAGTGATCGTTTCCGCCCATTCTGGAACCTCTGTAGAATCAGAGACCAGACGATTGGCATTCATATTGGGGAACAAACGATCGTATGAACGCGCTTTTACATAGTCAAGCTGACGTGCTAGCCAAAGGCCAGCAGTAGGAATATCAGCTACATTGATATCCTCTCGAAAGTGCTGAGAGATAAATCTATCAGCGACTTCCAAATCTCGTGGATCGAATGTTTGATCTAGGGGCATTGGTGCTATTCCTTATACCAGAGGATAGTGCATTTCAACAATTGCAACAGTTGCTGGAGCGCCACCAAGCAAAGCAAAGACACTAGCTACTCCGGAACGAAATACAGCATTCACCAATGCCACATTAGTATTTGTATTATTAACTGCTCCAGTGGCAGCAGAATAAAATACAGGAGCACCATCAGCAACGCCAGTAGCAACATCTACAACGCACCAAACACGACCGCGCGTTAGTATAGATACAGCATCATATTGAGTATAACCACCACGCGAAGCAATTACATGATCGTGTAGTGAAGCACCAATAATCAATGGCGCTGGACCACCAGGAATAATAGTCATTGCTCCTGTTGCAGTCCTACCGCAAATCAAACCAAATCCAATTGGCGCTGCTCCACAAGCCCAACTCTCAACATTATCATCCATACTATCAGCCTTCATACCAGGCATAGCCTGAGCATAAAAGTATGGAGCATTATAAGGAACAGGTCCAGTAATTGTCTGAGACATTTAGTTATCCTTTCCGTGATGGAAGATGTTTCGTTCCACGTCTCTTATCAGCCTTCGCTCAGTATTAAGCAGCATCTTCCTTTTCACCACGAATGCGCCTAAGCATCTTTTCCCTAGCAGTAGCAGAAGCAGGTTTATCATCTGACATTGATCTAACATTATCTAGACGGTGCTTTTGATTGCTTATTTTCTTGTTCTTAAAGTTGGCAATCGTAATATCAAAAGCACTATCTACATAATCATCAGATTTGCCATCCAACCTTAGATCTGGATTTAGCTTACCGATGATCTTAGTCTTAACAATTCGATCAGTATCAGCTTCATCAAACTTCACTGATTGAGCTTCTGCCATTCCTTCAAGCTCAAGTCTTTCTCTCAATTCGCTCCTGGCGCTGGCTTTAATCGCGTCAATTTGAGAAGCGTGTTTAGCAACATCAGTCTTAAGTGTATCACGCTCTGCTTCTAGAGTATCAAAGCGTTGCTTAAGTTCAATGTGATCATCTTTGATTTTCTTCAAAGCATTCGCTACTTCAGGAGATGCTTGATATTCAATTTCATCAAGCCTAACAGTAACGAGTTTAGTTTCAGACATTTCTACCTCCAATTCAAAAGATGTCGCGTCAGTAGCGTCAAGTCTAAGTCGAGCATTGCCGGCTCGCCCTTTAGATACGGTGGCAAGATGATTATATCTTATTGATCTTTGAACACAATCATATCGCTCGCCGTTATATTCTCCTGGCGTTTCGTCTATATCACATTCATAACCAAGAGACAACTCACGCTTGGTTCCTATAGAATTGACTTTGTGTATTACTACATCCGCGACAACATCTGAATCTTGTCTAGATCCAGGAGACAAAACAGATCCGATTATACCATCAGCATTATCTTTGTTGAGTAGTTTACCTGGATGATTGACAGTAATAGGTATGCCCATCAATGATGCTAGACTATCCTCATGGAATACTTCATCCTCAGGCCTAAATTCTTTTTGTATTTTGCCATCTCGTTTACGATACGCAAAGATGCCTGACCGAGTAACGACAGGTCTATCTTTGATCCATCCCGTCTTAGGATCAGTAACAGCTTTAATCGGAATCATGTCATAACGAACGGTCATTACGCATCTTCCATTTCTTCTTCAAGTAGACTAGCACTAACGTCTAGTGATTCAGGCAATACTGGTTCTGCCCAACAACGACATTGATAATCTTCACCTGGTTCATTACCATCCGTTTCTCCTGGCGGGGAACCCCATTGAAACGTCTGACCATCAACCATATCATGTTCATCTCTAACACGTTCGTCGCCAACTGTCCTCCAAATATAACTCTCTACACCTACATCTGTTTGACGTTCTCTTGTTAGTCTACCATTCAATTTAGCCACTTGATCTCTAGCTATGAGATTGACTCTACTATCCGTTACATCCATTCTCTCATCTAGTATATCGTATAGTTCATCTGTCATATCTTGTTGAGATTTACCCGACAATAATGTATCTCTCGTTAGATCAGCTATTTGCCTCATTGCTTTTTCTGGTATGTCTTTAATGAGTGCTGCGTTATCCTTTGCCCAATTTCTCATTAGTGGTAGATACGTTGATGGATCCTCTCTTGTTGGATTAACTCCATATTGTGAGCGTATCAATTTCTTCCATTCATCTTTATTGTGCTCGTTTATCTTGGCTCCATAACTAATCATTTGTTTCGTTACATGTTGCTGTGGACCAACCATATCTTCAGCTATCTTTTGGAAAGCATCGTATAGCTCATCTTGCCAAGCATCGTGTCTATATGAGCCTTGTGTTACTTCGCCAGTAGGTAGCGCATGTATATTGGATGCTTCCTTTGTTATACTTGGAATAATAGGAACAATATAATGTTTAATAGATTTGCGTTGTTCGTTATTCATCCAACGTAGTTGCCGCCTATATATTGCCTCTATGTGTATAGGGTATTTCATAGGCGTCATCTTTTTACGTTTCTTGGGCATTATATTCTACCCATTAACGCCAATATAACAACCACTAATAGAATAACAAATATCAAACCTCCACCGTAACCATAAGCTGGTGTATACCAAGGTTGCCGATATCCCCAGCTACCACCAAAGGCAAATACAATTAATACAACAATAAGTATAACAACAAGAATATTCATGTTTCAGTTACTCCTGGCGCTGCGCCTCTATTGGCAATAGCGCGAGGTTGTTTGCCAGGCACATCCATTAATGTCGTATCTACACCTTCAGCGTAACTAAGATCAGTCTCAGGAAACACAGGCAACTCTTCTGAGAAGTCAAAGTCACTAAATTTATTTACAATGATCTTACGAATTTCTTCTGGTGCCAGTATCTCATTATTCATTAGCGTTACTAGAGCATTTACAGTATTAGCTGTTGCTTGTGATTCGGCTTGTTCTGCTTGTGCTTTCTCTAGATCAGTCGGTATCCATAGCGGATTAAATTCAATTTTCCAATCTTCAGGCGCTTTACCTTTTAGTGATTTTTGAACCCATAGTATTGATGTTAGTTTCTCTAGTGCTGGTTTAGCATTTACACTTTGTATATGTCCTACCATTCCATAGTATGCTTCTAAGTCACCAGACCCAGTATTGTTGAGTCCAGTTGTAGATTTACCAAACAGTATTGTTACAGGTAAACTACTTGAGGCTGATAGCGCGTTCTGATATTCTACAATCATTGCTTGAATGCCGTCCATACCAGCAGTCAAGATATTATAGTCATCCTCTCCATCTACTACAATTGAATTTAGATTGGATCTAACTAGATCAACTAGATTAATTCGTTTCGCTACAAGCGCATCATCTCCTTGAGCAAACATATTGCCCAATCCTTGCATCTTATATATACCTTGTTGTTTTCTTTCAAGTAACCTTAGTGACCATTCTAATCCTTGATCATAACGAACCAAATCCTTGTAACAAGCTTCTAGATTAGAACGACCAGCCCAATATACTCTATTATACCATACAAGACCAGTAGGTAATGGATCACCACCAACTGGTATTAGTCTTGATTCATGAACAAGTATTGCAGGAGCATTGTAAGGTATCAATTCATAGTATTCAACTTTACCAAATGTAGTTGGATCTGTATCGTCCAAGTAATATCTGTCTGTGCCT